AGGACGCTGTAAATATGCTGTTGACAGTATGCATTGATCCGCTTACCGATATGATAGGTGAAGAATTAACCGGAAAAAAGTTTGATCCTATCGAGGTTATAAACGGTAATTATATAAGCGTTGACACGTCGTGTATTAAGCATATTGATATTTTTGATATAGCTGTGAACGCCGATAAGTTAATAGCAAGCGGCATGATGAACATTGACGAAACAAGAGACAAGGCGGGGCTTACTCCAACCGGTGAAAAATGGGCGCGGCGGCATTACATAACCAAAAATTATACAACTACACAAGGCGGTGAAACAGATGAAAATGAGTAAAACAGACTTTATGCTTATGTCAAACAAAAGCTTTTGGGCATTGACGCCGGATGAGGAAACCGGAGCGGCAAGCCTTTACATTTACAGCGACGTTCAGGCAGACGGCGCCGATTTTTTCACGGGCAAGGAAGTTAAGTCGGAAACTTCTGCAAAGCATTTTAAAGAGGAGCTTGATAAGCTTGGTAATGTAAAACAGATTAATGTTTATATTAATTCCAGGGGCGGCGACGTCGGAGAAGGTATCGGCATTTACAGTCAGCTTAAACGCCATAAAGCGCATAAGACCGCATATATTGACGGCTATGCATGTTCAATTGCCAGCGTTATTCCAATGGCGTGCGACGAGGTTGTAATAAGTCCTCCGGCTACTATGATGATACATCCCGCATGGAGTATCGCAATGGGCAACGCTGCGGAACTGCGTAAAGCGGCCGACGACCTCGACAAAATTACAGAAAGCACAAAGCAGGCTTATCTGCTTAAATCAAACGGTAAAATAAGTAATTCTAAGCTTACAGAGATTATGAATGCCGAAACATGGCTTACGGCGGAGGAGTGTATAAAGTATGGATTCGCTGACAGACTGCTTGGCGAAGCTGAGCCGAAACCGAAAGATAATAAATCGGAAGATGATTCGGAGAAAAATCCCAAACCGGAATCCGACGAAAACGACGACACCGATAAGGACGACGAATATCCGACAAAAAAACCGGAGGAAACGGAAGAGAAGAAAGACGAAAATGATTTTACCGAAAAAGCTATGAGCATTATCGGTAATTTTTTTATGTAAAGAAAGGATGATTTTATGTTAAACCTTGATAACATCAACCAAAAGAAAACCGACATTATGAACGCTCTCGCCGGCGCAATAAGAGCAAATGACGAAACGGCAATGCAGTCCGCAATGACAGACTGGCAAAATTATCTCTCAGATACAATACTTGCAGAGGCTAACGGCATTCTTGGAGCGGCGGACAGCGTTGCTCTTGCGAATCGAGGAATAAGGCAATTGACCGCTTCAGAAAAGAATTTTTATAACAGATTCATAACTTCGGCAAAGCAAGAGGTAACCGCAGGTTCAGTAATAACGGGAATCGGCGACGCTCTTCCTGAAACGGTAATAGAATCGGTATTTGATGATCTGAAACAAAATCACCCTCTGCTTGACTCTATTAAGTTCCAAAATACAACTGCAATTACAAAGATGGTTTTAAATAAGCAGGGCGCACAGACGGCTACATGGGATGAGCTTAATACTCCGATTACCAAACAACTCACAGGAACCATTGAAATTATTCAAATGACGTTGTGCAAGCTTACAGCCTATATGTTTGTAACCCTTGATATGCTCGATCTGGGGCCGGCATGGGTTGACAGATATACTCGTGAAACTCTTTCGGAAGCTCTTGCCGCCAGTCTTGAAACGGGAATTGTTGACGGTAACGGACTAAAACAGCCCATAGGTATGACGAGAAACTTTACAGGTTCATTTAATTCCTCGACAGGGTACGCAAGAAAAACCGCCAGCGTTGTAACTGCCTTTGACAAAGAAACGTATGGCTCGTTGCTTTCAACTCTTGCTAAGGCTCCTAATGGAGGTACAAGAGCAATTTCGGAGGTCATTCTTATAGTAAATCCCGTTGACTATTTTACAAAGGTAATGCCGGCCACTACTGTTCTTGCTCCAGACGGAACATATAGAAACAATATTTTCCCATTTCCGACTAAAGTAATTCAATCGGTAGGAATTCCTGCAAATCATGCGGTAATCGGACTTGCCGACCGTTATTTTATGGGAATGGGAACGGCAAAGAGCGGAAAGCTCGATTATGACGATTCTTATAAATACATTGAAGACCTTAGAACATATAAAATAAAGCTTTACGGCACCGGAAGACCGCTTGACGATAACGCTTTTATTTATCTTGACATTACAAATGTTAAGGATGTACTTCCCGAATTTAAAGTAGTTGCTGAAACAGTCGCCGAAACTCCGGCCGATTCCGGTTCCGAAGAAACAGCCTGATAAGGAGGGATGATAAATGTCCCTCCTTGAAGACCTGAAAAATTATCTGGACATTACCTGGGAAGACGAAGCTATTGACAATAAACTTTCGGGTATTATAAAGCGAGCTGAAAGTATATTGTCCGAATACGCTGGAGAGCCGGTGAATTTTGACGATTCACAGGGTTTTGAAAAGCAGTTGCTTTTTGACTGCTGCCGTTATATATACAACAATTCTCTGGAGGACTTTAAAATTAATTTCAGCGCAGAATTGATTTCCATTCGGGCAAGGCACGCCGTAAAAGAAACGGAGGTAAAGGAAAATGCCGAAATTTCAGAAATTTAACGACGGAATTGCAGATATTTATTCTGTGGAAAATATTGCTGAAAAGGGCGACAGGCCGAAAGAACGGCTGAAAATCAAGTATCATTTGCGCTTCGGATACAGCGTTATCGGAATAAAACGTAATTACGAGGCTATGCAGGCGCAGGTCAATTTGTCCGAGCTTATAAATGTTCCTATGCACCGCGATATTTCGTCTCAGGAGGTAGTTGTGATAAATACAAAGCAGTATCGAATTGAACAAGTTCAGCATAAAACTGATACTCTGCCTCCCACATCGGTAATTTCTTTAAGTAAATTGGAGGCGGACTATGACGTTAAAGCAATTTAGAAACCTGCTGCTTACAGTAACCGAGAGAGTCGGGCACGGAGAGCGGTTCAAGGATGAAAAAAACTATATCGTTTGGCATGAAGTAGGGGTTATAGGTTTAAACGGAGACAACTGTCAAGCCGAAAAGGGTTATAGAATTGCTGTGGACTATTATACAAAAGACGAATACGACGTAAATGCCGATAAAATAACGGAGCTTTTTAATAACGATGAAATATTTGCCGATGACGCCGTAATTGATTTTGAGCCTGATACCGGATACACGCATTATGCGTGGACTTGCGAGGTGGTATAATGGCCGACTTTAAAACTTCCCGTGATTTGATTGACGATATAGCCAAAGAACTGAATCAATTAGGCGATGATATAAGCGGCAAGCTGGGTCAGGAAATGCTTGACGAAGGAGCTAAAATCATCGAATTTAACTGGGTTAAGGCTATTAAGAATCACGATCATGTTGATACCGGAGATATGGTGAACAGTATAGGCGTCGCTAAGAGCTCTAAGACAAAGAATTTTCGCGATATATATCCTCAGGGAAAGGACGGAAAAGGCGTTAGAAACGCTGAAAAAGCCTTTATAGCGCATTACGGTAAGTCGGGACAGCTCGGCAGCCGTTTTGTTGACGAAGCCGAATCAAATTCTGACGCTGAATGTGCGGCAGCTATGCAAAATAAATTAGATGAGTATTTAGAAAAGAAAGGTATGTGATATTATGGCAAAAATAGGTTTAAAATTTCCTGTAGCTTCTCCGATAACCGGTTATACTGCGTCCGGTATGCCCATTTACAGTACTGGATTTATTGTGGGTAAAGCAATTACCGCTGAAAAGTCGATCGAAAGTAACGATAATCCGCTTTATGCCGACGACGCTGTCGCCGAGAATGACACAAGCTTTGCAGGAGGAACTATCAAACTCGGCGTTTCAGATTTCGGAGCAGACTATAAAGACGGTTTACAAGTCCAGGCTAAAATGCTGGGACATACAATTATAGACAGCGGCTCAGGTATAAGGCGGTCGGCTCTTGACATTGCGCCTTACCTCGGCTTCGGTTTTTACAAGACAAAAAAGCAGAACGGGAAATTTGTATATGAAGCGACATGGCTTTATAAAACTATATTTAAAATACCCTCTGAATCAACCACTACCAAAGGAAAATCAATTGAATGGCAGACTCCGGAAATTGAGGGTACAATCATGGCGGTCGAAGGCTACGAGGGCGACGCATACGAAGACACAGAAGTATTTACAACAGAACAGGCGGCAAAGAGCTGGCTTATTAGTAAATCACAATGCGAGCCGCTCGGGGATATGTCTGCGCTTACGGCGCTTATTGCCGAATACGGTACGTATGCGCCTGAAACTTACACGTCAGCAACTTGGGGCGTATTTTATCATACATATACAAGCGTTTCGGAAAACATTGCGGGCAAGTCTTACATGGGCAGCGGTGAAGTATCTTATTGGACCTCACAACTTACCAACGCGGAAGCAAAGCTTACAGAAAGGTCGGGATCGTAATGAATAAAATTACTTTAAACGGAAAAGACGTTGAGCTTTACTATAACGTTAAGGCAACTATAGCAATTACTGAACGCTGCGGAGGGGATATTGGAAACCTTTCAAATATTTTAGAAAGCGGTACGGTCGGAACAACTCTTGAGCTTATATGCGGGATTCTTGACGATCTTGCTAACGGCGCGGTTGCAAAACACAATTGCGACGTGGTAATGGGGCTTGCAAGCGGCGAAAAGAAGAATTTCTTTCCGGATGGTTTTTTCCTCGCCAATGCCTCGGCAAAAGATTTAAACGATTTTACGGGAGCGGTATTGGATACAATGGGATTGGGGTCGGAATATACTATCCCCGAAAACGTAAAGGTTGAAGAAAAGGACATCGATCTTATAGAAATAGAGGCGGAAAAGAACAAAGGAAAAAAGTCTTAGGGCGCGGACGGGAAAACCGTCTGCGCTTAATTTATAAAGGGCTATCGGTAGGCCTAAGTTATCAGGAGATTATGGTAATGCAGCCCGGCGATATTTTGCAATTATGGCTGTATAAGGTAGGTGAAAGCAGTGCCAAGAACGATTAAAACGACGCTTGAGCTTGGCGGAGAAGCGGCATATAAAAAAGGACTACAATCTATAGATAACGCCTTAAAAGCAATGTCTAAGGAGTTATCCGAGGCAACGGCGCGGTTTGCAGAAAATTCTACTTCCTTAAAAAACGTCTCTGCATTAAGCGATTCGTTTAAAAACAGCGTAGAGCAACAGAAAATAAAGGTTGATTCCTTGAAAGGCGCGGTTGAATCAAGCAGC